ACAAGGATTTTATCCGTCACGGTTTTTCCGTATGCGTCAACCACAATGTCTGTGTATTCCGGTTCATAGCTAAACTCGCACCCACCGTCTGTATGTCCTAACTCAATAGCGCCGTAAGTTAAAATCTGTCTTCCTATTTGGATATTCGCTAAATCGTTTGCCATAGGTTTTTCCCCTCCTTTATGTCCCGTATATCCGGGCGTATTAGTTGACTTCGCTTATAATAGAACTAATCTTTGACTTTACAAGTGAAGTTTAATGAATAAATAGAATTACTGTTCTCGTCCTTACCTATGAATATTGGAATCGCTTGGTCTGCCAAACAAAAGGCGACCCACGTTTCCCCAACGTCAAAGAACTCGGCACCGTTAAGGCCTTCGAATATGTCAAGGGCCAACGTTTCACCCGCTGATTGTTTATGGGTTCTTATTAACACTTGGAAACTAATCTTTTTTATTCTCGGAATACTAGGGTCTACCGTTCCGCCGGTTAACTTTACCGCAGCACAATCAACCTTCGATTCTGCCGGGAACCCATTCGCGTAATATTTATATGGATAGTTCGTCTTTAAGAACCCTACTAAATCCATGATTTTCATAATAAATCCCCCTCTTTTAATACCCCATCGCGGTTCTAACCTCGTCCGCTATGTGTCTATAGAAACTTTCTTCCTCACCTTTTAACGGTCTTTCTAGGTATTTATTTCCGACCGTGTAATTAGTTCCCGACCACCCGGTTGTCCCCGGCTTTGCTAGGGATTGGGCGCCAAGATTATATTCCCCTTCGTGAATCCATAACGCATAATTAAAATCGCCACTGCCGTTACTCTCCGACACGGAATATTCAACCGTTCCGTCGACCTCTCCGACCTTCGTATTTAATGCCGTACTGTGTGACCTCTGCAATACTCCTTTGTCTGTGGGTGCAATCTCTGACGATATACGAACCAACTCGTCAAGGCAATCTTGCAGCCCTAACATTGCGCCATCGTAAGCCCTACGTTCTGTAAGTACCATATTTTGCAGGAAGTCACTTGGGTCGAATGATACTGTCATATTATCCGCCATTAGACCACCACCTTCGTGATTAAAATTACGCCGCCTAAATCCTTTTTAAAATTGATATTTAAAGGGTGTTCAAGAACGACGTTTCCGTTTGCTTCTGTAAACTCTAAATTGTCCGCATATCCAATATCTACAAATCCATTAAAATATATGGTACCTTTTCCGATTACCTCTACCCCATTACTGTCGGTTGTCAATACTGTGGAGTTATTTACCCGCGCCTTTATAATATCTACTACGCCCGGGATAGTATCGCCCCAACCATCAAGCCCCGCTGACCTCGTGATTGTGACTTTATCATTTACCGGAATCATACTCGTTCATTCCCATACTCGTCGTAGTATCTCTTGCGAGGAATCGAACCAACCCGTCCACTTACTGATTGACCAATTTTACGCCCTAATATTCCTATAACTTGCGGTGCGATTGTGCGGTCTATTCTAGCAAGTGCGACCTGTATCCCGTCAACCATAAACGATGTGACGCCCTGTTCGGCACGCTTCATCATATCGTCAATTCTTAATAACCATATAGCTTGTTCAAAGATTGCTTCTTCCGGGATAGGTCTATACTCAACGTCGTACTTGTACCCGTAGATACGATATAAAACTTTAGACGCATTATTAACCGCCCTCGTTTTCAACGAATTATCTGCGTCAACCCATGCGTCGTTATTTACAACGAATCCTTCGAAGTATGCGTCTGCCTGTGTTAAATCTAGCAACATAATATCAACCCCTTTTAATTATTTACGTTTTCTAGCTGCTGCTTTTGGTGCCGCTGCTTTTGGTTCTTCGACTTCCGGTTCCTCAACTTTTGGTTCCTCTGCTTTCTTAGCTGCTGCTTTCACAACTTCCAAGCCGAACTCTGCCGCGATTCTTTTGCCAAGTTTTTCGTCCTCGAATGTTCCCAAGCCCTTTCTGAATCTAGTCCCCGCGATTGTTCCCTCATAGTTTGTGTTCGCCGCTTTTAGCTTAACTGACATATTTATTCCCCCTAGTATTTATTATTGAAAGTTGATATTCAACTATATGTTTATAAAAGAAAAGGGTGGCGACGGTCATTAAACCATCAACCACCCAAAGACTACTACGCCTTTATAATTCCTTTAAGTCTAGCCGCTGCTTTCGGATTGAATATTGCAAGTCCGCAGTAAAATTCGATTCTAGTTCTGAATACCGGAAGTGAATCCAATTCGCCTAAATCTCTTACTGAAACTTCTCCGTTTTTTAATCCGGAAACAAACTCTTCCGCGCCGAACTTAATCGCATAGATTGAACCGGTAGAACCTATTGTAGTTCCTTGGTCTTCTGTCATTGGAAGGATACTGTCCTCTACTGTTCTGATTGCAACGTCGCCGAAGTATTCAACGATTCTTCCGAACTCGTCTGTTCCATTCTGTAAGTAATGAGTTGAACTAACTAGGATTTTCTGTACTTCCCTTTTCATTGACTTGGACATAATTAGAACGTCTGCACCACCTTCTACTTTGTCAAGTAATTCGTTAAGTTCGTTAACTCCGATTACTGCGCCGTCCGGTGCCATTTCCATCTCTTGCGCTGAACCGGCAAGTCTGATGTTTATTCCGTCAAACTCTAGTGGGTCTGTAGAAGAATTACCATGGAAAAACTTATTTGTGAATGTTCTCGATAGTGCTTTGGACTTCATGCTTGTTTGGTTAGCCCTAATGTCGTTTATGTTACCTCTAGTCTGAACGATGTATCTGTCAACATCTACGTCACCACCAACGATAACAAGTCCTTCGCTTGCCTGTGTAAGTGTTCCGCCACCTTCAACGTAGGGTTCTCCTACCCCTCTGAACGCAACTGATGGTAATATACCCTCAATATTGTACTTGTATGAGTTACCCGCTATATCCATAAACGGTAGTAATTCTAAGATAGGTGAAGTTCTAGCAAATATTTCAATTACGCCTTTCTGCAATACGTCTGTGGAATATTTTGCTGATTCTAATAATGTTAAAGCCATTTTAAGTCCCCCCTTTAATCCGCTTAGTAGCGGTTATGTTTTATTTTTTAATACTCGAATACGCTGCTTTTAATAGTTCCATTGGTGTCAATTTGCTAGTGTCGGCACTCTGATTACCACTCGGATTCGTAGACCCTCCGATTGCTTTCTCTGAATTATCTTCCTTAACTCCGAATAATCCTTTTGATTCCGCGTTCGTAAGCCATGCAAGTTTTGCTTCCGGTGCCAACTCGGGAATTAATCCTCTGTATTCTTCCGGGATAGTTTCAAGTTTTGCGTCTAACATAACCGTGATAATTCCCTCTAATGATTCAACCCTATCTTTTCCGGTCTTGGATTCGCCTTTGTACTTCTCCAAGTCTGTATTAGATTGATTATAGAGATTTTCAAAGTCACCCGCTTTTTTCTTATCGTCTAATTTTTTAGCTTCATTCTCGCGGTCTTCCGTTTCTTTCAACGTTAGAATGTTATCAAGTTGTGTCTTCATTTCTTTGTACTTGTTATTAATTTCGTCGAATCTAGTTTTAGGAATCATGTTGTCCGCGCCCTTACTGTTTTTCTCGTCTGCGCCTTTCTCACCTTTCTCGTCTGCTTCTTTCTTCTCGGCTGCCGCCGCGTCTGCAACTAATTTGTCCGCTGCTGCTTGTTCTTCTACTGTCATTTTAATTCCCCCTATGTCCTACACTTTTTATCGTGGTTCGTGTCCACGGGACTTCTATTTTAATAAAATCAAAAAATACAAAAAAGGCTTGAAAGTTAATATTCAAACCACCTTCATATACTATAATTATCTGTCGTACTGTTATACAAGCAACTACATAATATTTATTTTACTAGGGTTCCATGATTGTATAATCGTTCCTCATTCATAAACTCGTTAAACTCTTTTACAATCTCCGCCGGTGCGCCATCTAAAAGGTGCCAATTGTCTTTATCATCAACGAAGTATTCACTTGACGCGAAATTCGGTTCACTTCCTATCATTACGATTCCCCC